AACTGCAAGCCTGGTGCGGCAGATGACATGGAACTGACTTATCGTTTCCTTGAGCGGGTCGTGGACAAGATCGGCATGACCCGCATGAGCCAACCGATAGTCATACATGGACCAACTCACCTTGGCAAGGAACTCTATCCAGCAAAGGCTGGTGTAAGTGGGTGGGTTCCCCTGATTGAAAGTGGCATTCAAATCCACTCAATCGAACCCACCCACTTCATCACGCTGGATGTCTATTCCTGCAACAACTTCGACAAGAAGATCATCTTGGATTATGCTAGGGAATGCTTCGGCTTCTCGTCGTTTGAGGAGCATCATTTCGCGCGTGGCATCAAGTACTGAGGAAAAATGAACTACAGGATCATACAGGGAGACTGCCGTGAAGCACTCAAGCAGATTGATGCAGACTCTGTTCATACTTGCGTTACCTCACCTCCGTACTTCGGGCTTCGTGACTACGGGGGCGGCGAAGGGGAGATTGGATCCGAGCAGGAAGTCGAGGAATATGTCAAGGCAATGGTTGATGTGTTCCGCGAAGTTCGCCGCTGTCTTCGTCCTGATGGCACTCTGTGGCTGAACCTTGGCGACTCGTACATGGCTCAGAAGAATGTCGCTCCTCCTCCACAGACAATCGGTGGACAGCGCGACATGCCTTCATTCATTCCTGGCAACCGCAGGGAGCAGAAGGGTCTGAAGCACAAGGATCTCATCGGCATTCCTTGGCGGGTTGCATTTGCCCTGCAAGCAGATGGTTGGTGGCTGCGTCAGGACATCATCTGGTCAAAGCCAAATCCGATGCCCGAGTCCGTGGAGGATCGCTGCACAAAGTCGCATGAGTATATCTTTCTTCTCTCCAAGAAGTCTCACTACTACTATGACCATGAGGCGATCAAGGAGACTTCAGTTTCAGGTGAAGAAAAGAAGAACAAGCGTTCCGTTTGGACTGTGAATACCAAGGGATACAAGGGAGCGCATTTCGCAGTCTATCCGAAGAATCTTATTCTTCCTTGCATCCTTGCGGGATGCCCCGAGGGTGGAACCGTGATGGATCCATTCACAGGATCAGGAACCACAGCAGTCGTTGCTCTTGAGAACAACAGGAACTTTGTGGGAACGGAACTGAATCCCGAATACATTCAGTTGGCAGAGAACAGAATCAAAGAAGAGATACCGACAACCCTTGCATCCGTGATGCATTGAGGTATACTTACTACCATGAGCAAGTTCTACACGAATGTCGCCATTCGCGGCAATCGCATTCTACATCGTGGCTATCACAATGGCACTCCGTTCACCGAAGAGGAGATGTTCAAGCCTTCCCTGTTCGTCCTCAGCAAGAGGGGTGAAGTGTGGAAGACCTTGGACGGCAAGGCAGTCGAGCCGATTGTCTTCGATGACATAGACTCCGCACGGGAGTTCGTTGACAAGTATCGGGATGTTCAGTCCTATCCGATCTATGGCAACACGGACTATCTCTATCAGTTCATCGGTGAGGAATATCCCTCCGAGATCTACTATGACATGAACATGATGAAGATTGCCTACCTCGACATCGAAACCGAGTCGGAGGAGGGGTTTCCCAACATAGAGACTGCAAACGAGCGCGTGAATGTCATCACGCTCATCGTCGGCAAGAAGAAGTACACCTTTGCCCTTGGCAAGGTGGACAAGTCTAAGATGCCAGGCGATGTTCTCGTAAACCTCTATGAGAACGAGGAGCAGATGCTTGGCGACTTCATGCTCACATGGCAGTCGCTTGGGATCGACATCATCACGGGGTGGAATGTCCAGTTCTTCGATATCCCCTATCTTGTCCACAGGATGAACCGCCTGTTTGGCGAATCCTTTGCCAAGAAGTTTTCCCCGTGGGGCAAGTTGAAGGATCGCAAGGTCGAGATCAACGGCAGGGAAAATGTCGCGTATGAGATCGTTGGCATCAACATGCTCGACTATTATGATCTCTACAAGAAGTTCACATATGTGACCAGAGAGACTTACAAGTTGGGTCACATTGCCCAAGTGGAACTAGGAGAATCCAAGGTTGCATATCAGGAACATGACAACTTTGCCGACTTCTACCGCAATGATTTCACGAAGTTCGTGCAGTACAACATACAGGACACGATCCTCGTACAGAAACTTGAAGCCAAGTTGAGGCTTCTTGAACTAGCAGTCTCCCTTGCCTATTCCGCGAAGGTGAACATGCAGGATGTGTTCTCTCAGGTGAGGACATGGGAGCAGATCATCTATCACCATCTTCATGCGAAGAAGATCGTGATTCCCCCGAAGAAGAAAGGAAAGAAGGATGCGTCATTCGAAGGTGCCTATGTCAAGGATCCGCAGGTTGGTATGCGAAGGTGGGTCGTCTCGTTCGACCTCGACTCTCTATATCCCCACCTCATCATGCAGTACAACCTATCGCCCGAGACGAAGACGGCTGACGGGCTACGCCGTGGGATCATACCTTCGTCGGTACTACAAGGAACTCCTACTTCCCTACAACTCATCGACCATGCACGAAAGGCAAACCTCTGTCTTGCTGCCAATGGTACGACTTATCGAAGGGATATTCGCGGATTTCTCCCAGAACTCATGGACACGATGTACAAGCAGCGCAAGGAGTACAAGAAACTCATGCTTGAAGCCAAGGCTGCTCTCAAACGACTACCTGTGGATGCGCCTGAAGAAGATAGAGAGGATCTACGACTTGCCATTTCGAAGTATCACAACTTCCAACTCGTCCGCAAGATCCAACTTAACTCCGCATTCGGTGCAATCGGCAACGAGTGGTTCCGCTACTACGATGAGGAGATTGCTGAGGCTATCACGCTGTCGGGGCAGTTGTCGGTTCAGTGGGTCGAGAAGTCTCTGAACGAATACCTCAACAAGATCATCGGCTCGACGGACACGGACTATGTGATCGCAATCGACACAGACTCCGTCTACCTCAACCTTGGTCCGCTCGTTGACAAGTTCCTTCCCAATGAGAAGGATTCGGAGAAGATCACCAAGTTCATCGACAAGGTTTCCAATGATGCATTTCAGAAGGTGATAAATGATTCCTATGACTCCCTCGCGGATCGTATGAATGCCTACGAGAATAAGATGCACATGAAGCGCGAGTCGATTGCGGAGAAGGGTATTTGGACTGCCAAGAAGCGGTATATGCTCAATGTCCGCATGGGTGAGGAGAACGTCTATCTTGCCAAGCCCGAACTGAAGATCATGGGCATTGAGACTGCTCGCTCGTCCACTCCCGAGGTGGTTCGTGAAGCCCTCAAGAATGTTATCTCAACCATCATGAACAAGGACGAGTCTGCGGTGCAGGAGTTCGTCAGTCAGTTCAGGAATGTTTTCAACGGGCTAAAGCCAGAGAAGGTTGCATTCCCCCGAGGTTGCAATGGGCTTCGTGAATATTTCGATCCCAATGGCATCTACAAGAAGGGTACACCGATTGCCACGAAGGGATCCTTGATCTACAACCATCATGTCCGCAAGAACAAGTTGGGTGGCAAGTATCAGGAGATCCGCGAAGGGGACAAGATCAAGTTCATCTATCTCAAGACCCCGAACATGCTTGGCGAGAAGGTCATTGCATTCACGGGCAAGATTCCCGATGAGTTCGAACTTGATGGATACATAGACTACGATCTTCAGTTTGAGAAGACTTTCCTTGAGCCTCTCCGCACGATCCTTGGTGTTCTTGGGTGGAGGGAAGAGGCAGTCAACACACTAGAGGCATTGTTTGGTTGATGGCATATTTGATAGCAAACATTCCTCCGATAGAAGTCTTCGTCCGTAAGGAGTTCCTATATGATTTTCTTACAGACGAGAAGGGAAACCTTCTTGGCAAGGGCGAGTACGAATCTGCTCATTGGCTGACGGTGAAGTCTATTCCCAATCAGGCATTGTACTTCGAATCATTGATCCATGACTTTGGAGCAGTCTACGATAAGTTGCCTCTCCATGCCTATGTCTGGCGGAAGGATGTCGATCCTGAAAGACTTTATCCCTTGGATTGGTTGCAACTGTGGGACGGTATGGGTGATCCGCAAGGAACGTCTCAGGAATGCAAGGTGCGAGGTGGTGATGAAAGACAAATCCCGCGCACCTGGCTACTATCTGTTCACGATTGATCCTTGTTCATCGGAACCAAATGAGGCAGATGTCGGGTGGGCAGAGACACCGAATGAACACAAGTCGTTCAACATCATAAAGTTGGACAACGGTCAGTTTGCTGCTCAACCGAACAACAGGATCATATGGAGACATCAGTCGCAGACACCATCGTCGGATCTCAAGATTCCGTACTTCAGATTTTCCACGCGCAGATGGTTCTGCGAGAACCAAGATCGGTGGAGTGCATCGACTGCAACAAAATTCAACTACGATAACGAAGAAGAATATTGACAGAGTTCGTTTTTGTGTTATAGTGAAGTGACAAGCCTAACAAAAGGAGGCATAGCATGAATGTGAAGTTGATCAGATTGGTTACGGGTGAAATGCTTCTCGCAGACACGACCATCCTGCATGAGCAGGGAATGTACACGCTGAAGAAGCCAGCATGGATCGCACAGGTAAAGGCTGGAGAGTTCGCTCTTGTTCCTTGGCTTCCCCTTGCCAAGGATGATGTTGTCACCCTGTCGGCAGACAAGATCATCTACTGCCTTGAGCCTGAGACTGGCATTGCCAACGAGTACAGCACGGGATTTGGATCGGGTCTAGTGATGCCGAACAGCGGTGTCAAGTCGGCAAACCTCAAACTCTCAGGAGAGTAATGTGAACTTCCTAAAGCAGATCGTGAAGGAATCTGGCAACAAGTTTGCCAGTATCGTTGAGGATGGAATCGAAGGTGCGGATGTCGCGGGTTTCGTGGACACAGGCTCCTATGCTTTCAATGCGCTCCTATCGGGATCGTTGTACGGTGGAGTAGCGGACAACAAGATCATCGCCCTTGCGGGTGAATCTGCCACGGGAAAGACCTACTTTACCCTTGGGATTGTCGCGCAGTTCCTCAAGAACAATCCCGAGGGCATGGTTCTCTACTTCGACTCAGAGCAAGCGGTCACATCCGACATGTTCGAAGGTCGTGGTGTTGACTCCAAGAGAGTCGCTGTGTTTCCAGTTGCCACCATTGAGGAATTCAAGACTCAATGCGTGTCGATTGTTGACAAGATCCTTGAGATGGACGAG